CTTCTACTGAATTAGTAAGAGTACCGTTGCCTAGTTCTGTCTGACTGAAAGCGGCTTTACCTGAGTATTGCCAATTACCATCTTTGACTCCTAGCACAACTTCGGGAGCAATGCTGTCTGCGCCTGTTGCACGATTTTCTTGCCAGCTGGTTCCGACTTGAAAATATGGTTCGGCTGCTTGAGCCATGGTGACTGATGCAGCCAGAACGGCTGCTAAAAATAGTTGTTTCATTAATTTTCCTTTAGTTGTTTACTGTAACTTGGCCACCAAGCTACAACGTGCATTGTATAATAGCTCTATCGATAAAGTCAAGAAAAAAGGTTACCGAAGTAACCTTTTTGGTTGTTTATTTTACAAGGTAAGTCCTACCCCGGACCTGCTGTTTTTTAGGCAGCTAGAGCAACTTTGCTTTTGCCAGTAACAGAGTTACCAGTGAAGCTCATTGCGCTGAAGTCGAATGTATCTGCGTTTGCATTTACGAGTTTTGCTTGATTAACGGTCATCGCCTACCGTGTTGCCGTCTCTATTATCTCACCCTGTCGAAACCATGGCAGGCCCATCAAAAACGCACTACAAGGTTGCCCATTATTAAGAGGGGTGTAGTGCCCTTTTGGTGGACCTGGCGGGAGTCGAACCCGCGTCCAGAATGCCTTCACTTTGAAGGGATTACAACAATTCTTTAAAAAATGAAATGTATTACTAGAAATGTAATCAGTAATACTGTTACAATAAATTCATACGCTTTCACTTTTGTATTCTTACACGTTAGGCAGCTTGAATATTACTGGCCTGGGCGCCTTTAATACCTTGCGTGACTTCAAACGTTACCGATTGACCTTCTTGCAAGCTTTTGAAACCCTGTGATTGAATCTGTGTGAAGTGTGCAAATAAATCTGCGCCACCGTTATCAGGAGTAATGAATCCAAAACCTTTGGCATCATTAAACCATTTTACTTTACCTGTTACCATTATTACTATTACCTTTTTAAAAAATTAATGTTTAGTCTGTGTGTAATTTTAAATTACTTCTTGCGTTTCACCGCACGTTTAGCCATTGCATTTACTGTCTTTGGCTTCGGCGGCTTTTTGCCTTTAAGGATCTGACTAACCCGACGTGGACTAGGCATTTTATTTCCTCTTCTTTAAACTGCGTCTTGCTGTGGCAGCAACTGAACGCTTGTGATGGGCTTTGAATTTAGCCATGATTACTTACGCTTCCGTAGTTGGCGGCGAACTGCTGCTTTTATACTACCGTTTTTTGCTCTGTATGCCATTTTTAATTTCCCCTTAAATTAACGTTTTTTTCTAGTTGCTCGTTTTGCAGCACTTTCCATTGGTGTTGGTTTTTTACGTGACATAGTTGTATCTCCGTTGTTCATAGTGTATTTAACTATCTTTTTGCTGAGTTGTCAAGAGTTTTGTATTTAAAATCATGTTCTCTGTAACCAATTTAGTAATTGTAGCTAATAGTATTAGCTTGTCATCTTCTGTGATGACGTCTTTGTCGAATTGATCAAGTATGCTAGAACCAATCATGCCCATGGCTTGTTCTTTACCATTGGTAAAAACTCCCCAATCTATTGGGTCGCCTTCTTCGTGTGCAAATGCAACTTCGCACAGTTCTCGTAATGTTATTTTAGCCATCCAATCCTCTCATTGTTATCTTTTCGTCTTTGATGTTCTTCAAGGCTCCCAGGAAAACGCCAAGCCCAAATGGCAACAACGGCCATAAAAATTGCAGTACTAATAATACCAATTGTTTTTACTCCTGTAAAAAACATTATCAATAAACTAGTCGTCATCATGGCCAGCATGAAGAACTTCATCTTAGTTGGAAATACTCGCTTCTCGCCCCAATTGGTCAAGAACGGTCCAAACAGCTTATGATTATATATCCAGCGGTGCATACGTTCACTGCCCTTGCTGAAACAATATGCCGCAAAGACTACGAAAATACTGTAAGGCAGTCCGGGGGTAATGACTCCGAGATACGCCATGCCAAGGCTTATAAAGCCTAGTGTCGTCCATAAAAACTTTTTCATTTTATTTGGCTGCAAGGTCTTGCAGCCCCTGTGAGTAAGTAGCATTGTTTAACAGAGTTAACACTTGTTTTCTGTTACCGGCTTTGCTGAAGCTAACGTGTATCCAGGGCAGTCTAGTGCCTGTGGTTTTGTACTCAAGCAATAATTGATCATAGATAATATTGTCTTTGATCCATAAGGCTATGTCGTAGTAGTCGGACTTCTGAACACCGCGGAACTGTAGATCTGCTGCCTGACCCAGTGGATGTTGGCTTCGAGGATTGCCAGACGGCGGGCGCCATGTATTGGTAATAAAGGAATTTGGATACTTAGCACGAATAGGTTCTAGACAGTTGATGGCTAGGAGTTTTAGATTACAAACTGTTTCACCTAGTGACAATACTGATACTGCCGCGCTTAATGGATTGTCAAAAGATACGTGTGGCTTGCGTGTTAACTTGCCTACTGTATAATTTGTACTTAATACAACTGCTTCTAATGCTGCACCAGAGAGTGGTGGCAAAGCGGGAGGTTGTACAATAAGTTCAACACCGCCGCAGGCTGTTGTTGGAGTACCTGTAAATTTACTAGGTGTCTTGTTGACATTTTTAGTAGCGGGTGGGTCAGCCACTGCTTGTTCTCTTTTACTGATAACTCCATTTTTCTTTAATGCCTCAAATCGTTTCTTTCCTTCGCCGGGTGTGTATGTATCTTCTTCATCTGCTTCAACTACCTGTCTAATACTAGGAATATCTTGATCAATGTCGTCGCCAACAAATACGTTGGCACTACCGCCTACACGCTGCGGACCACCTGCATCGTTGTTGCCTGTGTAGTTAAATGGCTGATTATGAACAAGTACTGCTCTACTCCCATTTGCTGTTTTATCGGTAGCAGAGAAAGGAACTAATACCCCAACGTCACTGGTATTAACGGATACCAATAGATTATTTGCATACACGGTTGTATTGCCATCAGTCTTGATGACAATCTTTCCCGCAGTGTTTGCATCTTTAAAACGTTGGGCGGGTTTTACCATTAGCTTAATGCGATGCCTGTGGTAGACTCGATGAACTGTTTAGCAAAGACCTCATCAGTTGCTTCAGCTACAGTGACCGTGGTCTTTAATAGTTTGATGTCCTTGTTTGGACTTACCGTAAATAGATATGGCATTAGTCCTGGACCTTTTTGTCCCATACCAATAACCATCGGCTTTGATAATTTGTAATAAATTGGACCGTCTTCTACTAACTTAGCAACAATTTCTTCGCCGCTGGTTAGTTTAAGAGTGATGACTTCGCCTTCTGACACGCCTTTATTGATTAACATTTTAGTTTCCTTTTTAGTATCCGGAACCGTTGAATCCGGTTTCGTCGATATATTTTCTTAATTCTGTAAATCCGCCAATTACATTACCATTAATAATAATTTGCGGAACTGATCTTGCCGCTGGTACAGCTTCAAGCAATTGTTCTTTGGTAAATCCATCTCCAATCTTGCGTTCTTCAAACTTAACATCACGTTGTTTTAATAGTGCTTTTGCTTGATCGCAATAGGGGCAGTTATACTTGCTCCAAATAATTACATTACTCATTTTATTTCCTTAACTCGAATATACTATGCCACCGTTCTTGTCGGTGACTCTAACCATGACTGCGCCTTTTGCTTTCTTAGACAGAGCTGCTGAAATAGCAGATGCTTCAGTACCGAATGTACCTAGCGTAGTCCAAGACTCATAAGGGCTTCTAGATTTAAATTGTGCTTTGAACATAGTTAAATGGCAGGCAATTCATCATAGTCTAGACTTTCGCTCATTACACCAATGACGTAGTTAGTAGACTCTGACTCTTGCAATGCTGTCTGTTTTTTACTGGTATCAGTATGCTTGTTGAACCAGGGGATAGGTGTAGACTTTGGAGCAGGGCTATTGTATTTGATGCCGATATCTTTAAGGGCACCTACTGCTGTGTAGTCTACAAAGTCACGAAGGATGTTTGCGTTAAGACCAATAACTGGGCCCATCTTAAACAAATAGGTTGCCCAATCTTTTTCTTCGCGAATAACATCCATGTACAATGCGTATACTTCTGCCTCGCACTCTGCTTTGGCTTCTAAGAATCTTGGATCGTCTTTGATTACTTGATTAATAATATAAGCAGTCCAACCTTTGTGTAACAGTTCGTCTTGTAGAATCAAACTAATAATGTTGCCGTTGCCAATAAAGATCTTATTCTCAACCATGGCCAAGCTTGTAGCGAATGATACCATAAAGCGGAAAGCCTCTAACGCATAGCTGGCATGTAGGGCCATCCAAATTGCTTTGATGTGTTCCTTCTCTGTAACTGCTTGGCCGAGTTCTTTACGACAGTTGATAACATGTAGTTTGTCATAGTAGTTGCCTACACTTGCTGCCATGCCAACAATCTCTTCAGTGTCGTGAATTGTGTTAAACACATCCTTTGGCACGTTGTAGATATTACGAATGATGTGACTGTAGCTCTTGCTGTGAATGTTAGTTTCAAAGAAGCCCCAATTATACATAAGTGCTTCAAGTTCAGGCAATGAACATACAGGAGTGAATACCTGTGTTGGACCACGACCTTGTAGACTATCTAATGCAGTTTGGCGTAGCAGATTACTAGTGAAGATATGTTTGATAGCATCACTGGCTTCTTTAAAGTCGTTACTGTCTTTGGTCAAGCTGACTTCTTCTGGTTGCCAAAAGAAACCTCGGGCAGTTGTATCGAAGTCTGCAATTTTTTTGTATTTGACTTCTTCAAAACGTTGGATAGTCACAGGACCGGCTGGGTCTAGAAACATCTTACGATTTAGATAGTCTGTCTTTGTTGTTAAATTATATTGTGCTTTACTCATTTTAATATTTTCCTGAAGCAAGTACTATCTTGCAAATGTGTTCTAATCTTTCTATGTGTTCGTATGCTCGCCACGGGGTGTTGCCAATAGCTACTACGCCGTGTCCTTTGATTCCTACTATATCAAACTTAATGTTGCCTTCTCGGTCAAGCCCCAAGTTACGATGACACGCTTCGCCTAATTCTTCACTGATAGGAGCAACATCGCCTACGTTGGGTGCTACTTTAGTATATCGATTGAGTTCTGGAAAACTATCACTAATAGTTCCTAAGTCAATACCGGCATGCATGGCCGCAATACAGTAAGTGGGATGAACATGAACTACTACACGTACATCGTCCTTGTGTTGACCCATTTCTTTTTGTAAGCCAAAGTGTAGGGGCATTTCGCCTGTGGGTTCTAAACTGCATGACAAGTCTGTTTGTTCAATAACTGCCCATGTGTGATTAAAAACACTAGTACCATTACCACTATTAATGCTTCTCCAGATTTTAATCTTCTTAAACATCTCTGGTTGCATGTTCTGTTTACGCACACCACTAGGTGTTACATAAAAGTGATCGCGGTCATGATGTCGAATAGAAATGTTACCATCTCTACTGGTAATCCAATTGCGCTTGTAAGCGTCTACTAATATATCACAACAAGTTTCTAACATTATCTTTATACCCTAAAACTTTCACCACATCCACAACGATCACGTTCGTTGGGATTATTAAATTCAAATCCTTCGTTAAGACCCTGACGTACATAGTCAATTTCCATATTGTCCATATAGACTAAGTCTTTACCATTCACATAAACCATTGCACCATTACTCTCATACTTAAACCAATCACGAGTAACTGGCGGCACATCTATATATTCTAACACATACGCCATACCACTGCAACCGGTAGTTCTTACACTGACCCGAATCCCAATGCCTTTGCCACGTTTTTCTAAGTTGGCAGAGATTTTCTTAGCGGCTATTTCTGTTACGGTAATCATCTATGGCGGCCTTAATAGCATCTTCTGCTAGAATACTACAATGTATCTTAACTGGGGGTAGGGCTAGTTCTTCGGCGATTTGGCTGTTCTTAAGGTTAATAGCATCATCAATATGCATACCCTTAACCCACTCTGTAACCAAACTCGAACTGGCGATTGCTGAACCGCAGCCATATGTCTTGAAACGAGCATCTCTAATAATACCATCTTCGTCTACCTTTATCTGTAGTTTCATTACATCGCCACAGGCAGGTGCACCGACCATGCCTGTGCCTACACCGTCTTCGTCTTTTCCAAACGAACCAACGTTGCGTGGATTTTCATAATGATCAATTACTTTGTCCGAGTACGCCATTAATTATTCTCCAGTTTATTATCTTCCATATGTTTTTCAAGTATTTCTTTTTGTCTGCTTGATAGTCTAAAGCCCATGCATGTTCCCACCAATCAATTAACAGCACAATATCATTCTTGACTTCGTGATTCACGATGGTTTTGATCTTGCCATCACGAGCCAAGTATACCCAACCGCTGCCCTGTATTTTCATAGCCACAGTTTCAACTTGATCTTGAAATGCGTCATAGGTTTTATAATGCTGCTCAATAAATTCCAAACTAGCATCGTAAGGTCTGTTGGCACCCTGTGGTGCATGTAGTTGACCAAAGTAAATATTGTGCAAAAAAGCGCCGGCTTCATTAAAGTCTGCATCTCCCTCACCCTTGTTGTATCTGTCTACGTAACCTTTATACAATGTGTCGTAGTGGTAGTCGAGAGTTTCTTTGCTTTTAACAGGGGATAAGTCGGTACGACTATATGGTAAAGACAAATGGAAAAGTTTGTCAGGCTTGCCTTCTAGTAGGACATTTCTAATGAAACTGTAACTCATAATTTGCAACTCTCGCAGTCTTCTTCGTCATCAAAATTAATCGGTGCTAATCCCATTGGCGGAGTTTCTTCAGCAGCCATCTTGCTGCCGGCTTTGTTGATTAAACTGTAGTAGAATGTTTTAATACCCCACATGTGAGCCTGCATTAAATTCTTGGCCACTAGAGTTGTAGGAACTTTACGATCCGGAAAGTGTGCTGGATTGTAAAATGTGTTAGTTGAAATACTTTGATCGATATAGGCAGCAATGACGGCGCTGGTCTTTAAGTAAGGCTCACAGTCTTTCTGTTCCCACATCAACTGATACTTGTTCTTTAATCTATGATACTCTGGCACGACCTGTACAAACGATCCAGCTTTGCTTTCTTTAACACTGATCAAGCTCATTGGCATTTCAATACCGTTGGTTGAGTTAATAACAACACTGCTAGACTCAACTGGAGCAACTGCACCATTTGTGGCATTGCGTACTCCGTGAACTTTCATTTTTGCACGAAGTGTTTCCCAGTCTAGTTCTGGAGTAAAGTCTGCTAATTCGTTAACACCGGCGGCACGTAGTTCCCAAGGAAACTGCCCTTGCCCATATCGTGTTTGATCGCTGCCTAGACACTTACCGCGCTCTTCGGCAAGCTCAACGCTCATCTCAGTGAGATAATATGTTTGGTGCTCCATCCATGTCTTAACTTCAGTAAGAGCATCTTTCTCTCCATACTTAAGACTGCGCTTGGCGTGCCAGTATGCTAGGTTAGTAATGCCAATACCCAGTGGGCGAATCTCATCATTACTTAATTTACTCTGGATACTTAGAAAGTCTTGATAGTCAAGAATATTATTAAGGCTGCGATGCAGTATACGACAAGCACGGCGCATATCCTCAGGATTGCGGAAGGCACCCCAGTTAATGGACCCAAGGGTGCAAAGAGCAATTCTGCCCTCCGGATCGTCGAGTCTCTTAAATGATTTCGTAGGTAATAAGATCTCACAGCATAAATTTGACTGATATATAGTGTGGTATTCAGGATCAAACGGTCCTTGTTTCATTACATTGTCAATGAACACAAGATATATTCTGCCTGTATCAGTCCTCTCCTTTAGTATACCACTCTTGAATACTTCTTCAGCTGCCATAGTCTTCTTACGAAGGCTTTTTTGTTTTTCATATTTTACATAGAGTTCTTCAAACAAGGCAGTGTTTGAATAGAACGCTTGATACAAATCAGGTACTTCGTTAGGATCAAAGAATGTTATGTTTTCTTTGTTTTTAAATCGTCTCCAGAAGAAAGCACTAAGCACAACCCCATAATCCATATGACGGACTCGGGTTTCTTCTGTTCCTTGGTTGTTCTTAAGGACAATAAGATCATCAAACTGATGATGCCAAATAGGATAGAATACAGTAGCACTAGCATTGCGGATACCTCCTTGTGAACATGATCGCAAATCTCCAAACCATTTTTTCAGGAATGGTATCATACCTGTGTGCATAATCTCACCACCTCTGATGGGACTGCCCAAGGGACGCAGACGTCCAATCTCCAAACCAATGCCGGCTCGCTTGCTGGCATACTTGGCCATCATTTCTCCGCTAGCAAAGATACTATCAAGATCGTCATCGCTACGTATAAGGACACAGCTACTAAACTGCTTGGTTGGTGTGCCAAGACCAGCAAGAACGGGAGTAGCGAGAGTAAACAAACCGTCACTGGCACAGTTATAATATTCTTTAATAAAACGCATCCTTGCGCTATTCGGCTCTTCATTGTGGAATACGGTTGCTGCTGCAACCATATATCTAATCTGGGGAGTTTCATAAGTTTCCTTGGTCGCACGATTGCGTACTAGGTACTTCTCAATCAACTGCTCAATGGCAGCATACGAATATTCTTCGTCTTTAGAATGATCGAGCATGTCGTTCATTCGGTTCCAATCTTCTTCGGTATACCATTCTAATAGTTCGTTGGTATAAAGACCAGTGTCTATATTTTTCTTAACGATCTCATAGAGGTGGGGAACCTCGTATTCTCCATATACATCTTTACGCAGCATAGATAATCGTTGCTTACCTGCTACATATTGATAGTTAGTATGACCTACATCAGGATTGTTTTCTACATCAATTAAATCAACAATAGCTCTTAGGGTAATGTTATCAATTTCGTTAGTAGTGATGTTATCATAGAAATGCATCTGGGCTTTGATTTCTATCATCGATTGACTTACATCAGCTATACCTTTGCATACTTTTGCTACTTGCGCTTGCCACTTTTCGATCATCAGTGGTTCTTTTTGTCCGTTTCTTTTTATTACTGTAATATTCATGTACGCCTCGATATTATTCTTTTATGAGTAGATATTTATGGCAGATTTTGTCCGTGCCATATGATGCTGGAGTCAAGATGTTCAATGTCATTTAATTTTATTCTTTTTCGATATTCGTAATTTAAAACGTCAGTATGCTCTACGACTAGGAAAAACACAGGTTGTTTTTCGTTAGTGGGCATAGACATATGTATCTCACAATGAGCATCCATAAACCGCTGTGTTAATTTAATAGTATACAGCATTCCTAGGGCAATTGCAAGATCGTCGTATTTGCCATCCAGGATTAATTTCCATGGGTCGGGCCAGTCTTTGGCATTGTTTGGGTTGAGATAGGAATTGACAAAAGGAGCTAAAGCCCAGAATTCAGCAACGTCTTGTAACGGATCGTTGCTGGTCTCTAGTTGTTCTCTATATTCCTTCCATGCTTTAATCCTATCAGAGTGATGGGAGTTAAACACCGTATGTTACAAAATAAGTTATATTACCAATTAGTCCTGTAGCCAGGGGATTCTTATACCAAAGTTGAACAGTATCTAGACCAGAGTCACCGTCATTGTCAAGAATGTTTTGTCCAAACTCAAAGTTAGTCATTGCTGTTGCGCCAGCAGTATAGTTGTAGTCATCAGTGAACGACACTGTTGCTGGCGATTCGCTATTGTCAATGACAATGGCAAGTTTGCCTTTTCTAACATATGTACCTAGCGTCAATACGTAATCAATGTTAATGTAACGGTGCAAGCAAGAAAATACTGCAAGTGTTCGTTCACCGTCCGACTTAGCGATTCCAGATGTTACATTATTAACAATTGAAGTCTTTGAACTTCTAAGAACTTCTGGTGTGCCCGGAGCCAACGCTGTAGTTGATACACCTGCAGCCTGCGGGCGATCAAAATAACAATCAAGTACTGTGTTGTTGACGCCTTGGCCAAATTCAACAACAGGAAGGATTGGAGTAGCGGCATCATTAAGACCGTTGGCACACATTAAGAATGTACTGTCTGCAATGCTCATGCCATAGCCGCTGGTTGCGTGTACTGCTTGATTAAAAATTAATTCAAATCTTGATCCGTTAATTCTCCAACGATTGTCTTGTTCAGAAATACCTTGTAGATAAATGCCTTTACCGCATAGATAAAATTGACATTCAGTGAATTCGATTTCTGTGCGTAATGCTGTAGAGTAGATTGCACTAATACCAACATTACCTTTTACAAATTTACATTTAGAAAAATGTACATCAGTTACCTTAGTGCCTTCGATGTCATTGCTCCATGCTATTAAACTAGATGTTGCAGTGTCTCCTAATGCGTATGCACCTTCAAAGACAACACTTTCAAATTTAGAATCTTTTAAGCCGGTAAGGTTAATAAATCCTGAAGTAAATTTAAATTTTAAATTTGATACATTAATATTTTCAGGACGGTCTGTTGATGTAAAAGAAGTAAAAGCTGTACCGGCCAATGACTTCATGGTAATGTTATTTCCAACAAAGTTTAGCACAGTGTCAGTATTACTTTCACCGATCATTATAGCATTGGTAGGAATACGAATCGATGTCAAACACAGATAAGTTCCAGTTGGGAAAAACAACGCCTTTCGATAAACAGGATCTTCGTTTAAGAACAAGTCATCAAGTGCTGCTTGAATTGCTATTGAGTTGTTACTACTTCCGTCACCAGTTGCACCGTAATCTAAAATACTAACATACTCGTCTAGCTTAGATTGTAGACTGCGCGGTACGCTGGCAGTGATACTCGGCTCACCCTGGGCAAAGGTGTATGCTCTAGATAATTCTAATATATTATCATACTCAGTGATAACTTTTGTATTACCTACAGCTGGACTTCCTTCAGTAACACTACCGTTACCAATATAAAGTTCTTGAGTATCGACGGCCCAGGCAAATTCACCACCGCTTAGTTGCGGAATGCCCGTCTTTAGTTTTTGCCCTTTTCGGACTTGAATTTTTGAGATTTGGACCACTGCCATAGATATGTTTCCCCGTTATAGGGTATTTATCTACTCAAATAGTATTGCTCCACTCGTTTTAACCACATATCGGACCATTTATTCCAAGTATCCGGAGTGACATCAAACTGCTGATATTGCAGATCTCTACTGCACATTAAGATATGTGCGTGTTTAATGTCTGTGCCATGCATTTCGTTGTGTGCCATGGCATATGCAACCAGCTGTAGATAGTAGTCTTCAACCCATTCTTCTTTTTTGGGTTTATTGGTCTGTTTAAAGTCAATGATTGCAGGGTTGCCGTTGAACACTCCTACACCGTCAGTGGTACCAGCATATAGCCCAGGATAACATAAGTTAACTTCCGAGCCCCACATTTCGCTGACATTGCTCATGCCCTTTTCAATAATGGTATTTGCCATGTGAAAACTTTGCTGGTGTACAAGGTTGCTTTTGGCTGCAATTGTTTTGCCTGCAATATAATCTTCAAGGTACTTGTGCATACTTGTACCTACACTAGCAGCTTCTGTGGTAATTTCCTGTGCGGCTTTTTCGCCTACACGTTTCCGCCAAGCAATCAAAAAGCTTTTGTCTTTGGTGGAGTCTAGAATTGTTGTAACGCTGGGAACTGGTAAACCGTCTCCTGCGTCATAATGTCGTTTACCATTAATGGTAGTACGTGTTGTTGATGGGTATTGGTATTTTTCAATTAGAAGAGTCATAAAGTATTATATTATAATACTCTATGTATGTCAAGCCGCAGGTACTGGAGGAGTTTGTGATTGTTGTGCTAACTGTGCAGGGGCTGCACTAGCTGCCATTTGATTGACAGCGTTTTGGCTGTCTTCACCTGGCTCAAGTTCTGGATTGTCGACTTCAACTCCCGGAACGTTTAATTGGATAGTATTAACATTAAAGTCTAAGATCAAGGCCTTCATAGGCTCTGGCAACTTGTCATAGATCGATTTGAACACTTCGTAGTCAGCGGCCATTTCATAACCTTGACCACGCATCATTTCAGCAAAGCCCTGCCAATTGAATTGTGTTTCATCTTTATGAATAGCTGCCGTGCCGATATAATTCTTTAATGCTAGAATGAATTTATCAAGTGGTTGTGCGTCACCCTCTTTTAACTTTATTTCGTAGAATCTCATCCTAGACTCGATAGTTGTTTTTGCAAATCTGAAATCTCAGCTTGCTTTTGTTTGATAGCATCTTGGACCTGTTTCTTTTGTTCGTCGTGATCTTTCTTGGCTTGAGCAGCCTGTGCTGGATCCATTCCGCCGCCGGCTAGACCTGCGGCTCCTTGTTGGACACCAGTACCAACTGCCTGTACACCCCGTTGAACCCCAGACGCTACTGCACGAGTAGCGGCACTACCAGCTGCCATTACTCCACGACCAACTGCCTGGGCAGCACCTGCGCCAACCCTAGCAATCCCTGCGCCAATGGCGCCAATAACTGGAAGTATTTCATCCAGTTGTCGGTCATTTTCTTTTAGGTCTTGGAGTCTCATTAGCCTGCCAACACTTTCATTAAACGGCTTGAACGATCAATGCTTTCGCGTTGCTCACGTCCTGCTGTTTCAGCGCCGCCGATTGCTGGCTCAGCTGCTGCAAAGTCGTCTTCTGGTGCAGCAAACTCATCTGGAACTTCGCTGTCTGGATTCATTGTGTCGTCTGGTGCAGGCTCCATTTCTGGCTCCATGTCTGGTGCAGGTGCACCTAGCATTTCTTCTGGTTGTTCTTCGCCTGTTAGACCGCGAACACCCGATGCCATTGTTTCTCTAGTTTGTTTTAATGCATCTAGTGATTGTTGAATAGCCGGAGCAACAGAGCTTAAGAATGCCTTGGCAGACTCTTGGCCCATTTCGTCACGGATACTATCGCCCAATGTCAGCAATGTATCATTTTCCATGCCCGATAGTTCTTCAATCCAACGGCCTACTTTGTCTACCATGCTCTTAGCAGATACAACAGCCGATGCTTTGTTTAATTCGCTTTCGTTAATTCTTGTCATGTTTGATCCTTTAGTTTGTTTGTTTTCCTGAACAGGCTGTCCTGTTTCAAAATCGTAGCTATCGTAGATACCATAGTCTTCGTCACTGCCATGTCCAGCTGATGCTAAAGCATCTGCATCGTCACTGCTGTCGTATGAACCACTTGGTTCATTATCGTCATCCATTAAACCCATGTCTCTTAAGTCATCAGCAAACAACTGGCTAATTTCGCCATCGTCATCTGAATCACGTTGGGCTTTACCGCTTAACTGATCATAGTAATAATGATGTAGATCAGTTTCTAGATCGTAGTCTAGGTCGCCACCAGCGGCAAAATCTTTGACTGCTTGTTGATTATTTGCAATAATTCTTTCTAGATGATCGCGACCTTCGTCAATCGAAACTTCTTCAGTTTCAATACCTTGGAACATGCTAGCAGGATCGCTTTCTTCCATGGCTACTTCTGTTCTATCGGAAATTTCTTGATTGATAATATCAAGCATCCATTGTGTTTTAACGTGTGCTTCGCTTTCAACGGTTTCGTTGAAGTTAGCATCGCTTTTCATTGTGTGTTGTTGAGTGCGTAGTCTATTTCTCGCATCTTCTAGTTGTGGCAGCGTAAAACTCTCAAGGTTCATCTTTTGGCCGTATGTCTTGCCAAAGCTTTCGTTGAGCTTTTTAGCTGTCGGTTTGTTAAACATGTCAATTGTTCGCATAATTAGAATCCAGATTTATCGTATATTTATTCAGATGACCAGCAAACCCAAAACATAAGAATGGTGGGTTTTTGCTTTATCTCTAGCTGTGCAATAGCGGGCTAGGTATATATCTGCTTTATCATCATCGCCCTTTTTACGGGCACTTTGATACTTAGCTCTTAAAAATTGGCTCTCTTGTAGCCATTTACCATAATCGTGATCTGCACGATATATAGTGTCTGACCTATGCGTGACTCCGTGTTTAGCTAACAGATTAGCTAACGTAATAGTTACAGCGTTTAGACTTACATCTATATAAATTAATTCGTTGTGTAGATAAAGATCCTTGACAGCATCTCTAGTTGTAATCAAAACATTGCCTACCAGAATACCCCTGTCTGTTTTAACAGGCATGATTTGGTATTGTTCAAATAACCGCTTATGGGTTTTCTCAACAACTTGCTGAAGTTGTGTGTTTACACGAGACATAAAAAAAGGACCTATGGTCCTTATTTAACTGGGTACTTTTTATAGTCCCAGGAACTTGAGCAGGTATGGTAAATTTATTGTATGTCCACTTAACCATCCAGTGCCTGCGATAAATGCCATCCCAAGCATAGCATAGGTTGTGTATTTGTTTTTGACTTTTTCTAGATCACCAATCTTAGCTGCAAGTTCTGCATGTTGATGGTTTGATGCCTCGGACATTTCTTTTAGTTTCTCTGCTAGCAAGTCGCGAGTTTGATCTAGACAGTCGTGCATTTCTTTGACATCTGCTTTGATGTCAGTGAGTTTTTCGTTGATTGCTTCTACTTTGATTTCAACTACAGCTACCCGCTCAGGTAGTGCAGTTAGTTGTGCTACTGCGTCTTTCGTGGCCATTTTGGCTATTTTCCTTTTATGTTAAGTCAGGTGCTCGCTCCGAGCCATGTGCCTAAGTGTTCCGAATTGCCTAATGTATTTGCCTATGCTTTATTTACCATGACCATTGATAATTGTTAGTTAATTACTACTGAAGTGTTAATACCTTTGCCTTTGGTTTTGACTACCGCAGGATATATGTCCACACTGTTATTAAGTTGATCGATGATAGGTACACCGTGTAGATCATCTAATAATAATCCCACAGGATCAGTGCCTGTTAAAAAAGTATCGTCTCTTTCAGTGTCAAAGGTCCATACCCAGTGATTGGCTTTGCCTTCAAATGGATCTGGTAGTGTTCCAGTATACATCTTAGGATCTGTTTCCCAACTGATGTTTGAACGTAGGCCAATGGCTTGAAGCAAGGAATTAAAATTAGCCTGCTGACTAAGTTTTAACTTGTCTGTTTCAGAACGAGTCGGATTGGTTCGAGTAATGTCTACTAAAGTAGTGATCGTGTAGCGTGCCATAATATGCTACTATTTACGTCTAGAAACAAGAGCCAACAAAAAAGCACCCGAAGGTGCTTTAGTGCTTCCCATCCCGGAGAATTATAGTGCTACTGCTGTAACTGTTGATGATCCTGCTGTGCTTGCGTTGATAGCAGCTTCTAGCTTGCCATAACCAGTACCACTGTCAACACCACCTGATGTGCTGTCAGCTGTAGTTACTGTGTCAACTGCGATAATGAACTGGCAGTTACCGCTAGTTGGAGTACCAACTGCGTAAATTTCAGCCATTGCTTGAATACCGCGAATTGCTTTGCTTAGGTTGCTGTTAGCGATAGTAGGTGTTGTGTCAATACCTGACAATGCTACGTTGATGATTTGTACTTGGCGTGTACCAAATTGTGAAAATGGTGATGTTGCTACCAAATAGTTTGCTGCTACTGTTGTTCCGATTAATGAAGGCATGTTAGTTCTCCTATAGTTGCCATGTTCCCCGGCTCACGGGGCTCATACTTTTATTTAGTTTGGCTAGGAGAAATTAGGTGTTTACAGAGGTTTTTTGGTAGTTTTACGGTCTTCAGCAATCTTACGAATGCCTCTGGTAAACTTCGCAGGGTCACTGCCGCGGATTGAATTTACTAGGCGGCGCTCTAACTCATCAGCTTCTTCAACGCCGTAGTTCTTCTTAATTGACTCAATTAAGTTAATAGCTGAATTGATAATGTTGACTGCGCGGCTTTCGATGACTGCATCAGTATGGCGAACTTCTGCTATGGAGTTCAGTTCCTGCATTATCGAACGTGTTTTCAATTTCATATAATCCCTGTTCAGTAAGTGTATTTAATCAAAGTTACATAAACATAAAAAATTATTTTTCTATGTGCAGGTGCAGCATAAATACTCAGTAGAAACCATGAGTTACTACACACATACAGAGGAAATTACAATGAAATTCTTATCAAACAAGATGCTGGCCATCTTAGAACGTTTATCCGAAATGTTCCCAGGTAGCAGCTATCAATCAAGTCTAGATGCTTATCTAGCAGACAAAGGCATTACCGATGCCGCACAATTAGAAAACTACATCCGCCAGTTTAACTATCGAAAGGAGCAATATCTATGAAATCATTCTTCAAATCATTCTTTGAATTTTGCGAAGCGTTTGGCACAGCAAGAGCAGCCGCATACCTTGCTCGTCACGGTCGAATCACTGAAGCCAAGGCACTATACGAACCATTAAAATAACTCAACAATATTGCATTTTGCGATGCAATAAATAAACACACAGACAAGGACTAGCAATGACTACAAAGTTTTCACACATCAAAGGATCAGAAGTAGAGTTTAAAGGTGGCGGACTACGCGACTTTTTCCTATACAAGGATCTTGGCGTAGCAGATGCGACTAACGGTCGCGTCCTAGCGCACATCACCAAGGCTAACTTGCCACCGGAAGGTTCGGGCGGTACAGGCTGGCACATTCACGTAGCTGAGTTCCAAATTGTTTACATGTTAAAGGGTTGGGCTAAGTTTATGTATGAAGACAAGATCCACTTAGTTGAAGCAGGCGATTGTGTACAGCAACGTCCGGGCATTGTTCACTATTTGTATGACTACAGTCCAGACATGGAGTATTTAGAAATCATTACACCAGCTGACTACGGTACAGAAATGACCGAAGGGCCTTGCGAAATACCAGCACCTACTCCTTGGGAGTAAACATTGAGCCTAGTTTACATTCACGGTGCAAGTGCTACCAGCGAAAGCTTTAATTATATTAGAAGCAAACTGGGCAAGGGCATAGACATCAACTACGATAGTCGCAATGGGTTTGAAAATAACCTTAAAGAAATGCAGGCGCAGCTAGCCGGAGTTGATAACATAGCATTCATAGCACACAGTCTAGGCGGAGTCTATTCGCTGCATTTAGCCAATGCTATTCCAGAGCAAGTTAAAGGTGCAGTTACCTTAAGCACACCCTATGGCGGTGCTGAAGTAGCAGAATTTGCCAAGTTCTTTTTGCCTTTTAGTCGGTTGATGCGAGACATCGGACCAAGTAGTTGGGCAATGAAACAAGCAGGCAATATTAAGATCCAACATCCTTGGACTAATATTGTTACTGTAAAAGGGCAAAGTCCTTTTCTTTTAGAGCACAATGACGGCGTGGTTACCATTGCCAGTCAGAAGCATCACAAGGAAATGGAGTTAGTAGAAGTGGATTACAACCACTATGAAGTAGTGCTCAGTGACGAAGTGGTAAAACTCATCAAAGAACGAGTTAAAAAGTTCAGAAAGTAAGTTGCTTCTTTGCCTCTAGGCATATATACTAGACTAACAGCGAAAAAGAAGTAGTTGTTAGTAATACAGACATTAAACACACAGGAGATTATTATGTCACAATTTGAAACCCCAAAATTACCAGAAGTAAAATTCAACAAGAACGGATACGAAATCCGCACAGACATTCTAGGCATGGCAAAAAGTCTAGTACAAGACGACTTTCACGCTAAATTCCAAGGATGGGAAATGACAGCTACTCGTGATGAGAAGACTGGTCAGATCGTTAATACCGTACAGATGCCAGCATTTCCAGGACTAGATAAAGTTCTAGAGACAGCTGAAAAAATGTACGCATTTGTTAATGCTGGCGTTAAAAAATAATATTATATTTTATTCCCGAGAGGGATGAAGAAATTATATACCCGCATAGCGGCATATTATAGTAAGTAGGTAAAAAGGCTCTTCGGAGCCTTTTTATTTGACAATAACAATATAGATGTTATAATAGGAATATGTTAAACTTTATACTAAAATGGGCAGGTTGTGCTACTGTCTGCGCTGGTGCTCTAGCTACCAGCTTGCGAGTGGATCCTCTGAACATTTGGTTATTAAACGCCGGTGCGTTGATATACCTTATTTGGTCTATACGAATCAAAGAAGCTAATCTCATTGTAGTCAATGGCATCTTGTTAGCATTATACATCATAGGACTGTTTTACCAATGAACGACAAACTTATACTCACAGATGCCGACGGAGTACTGCTTGACTGGGAGTGGGCATTCTCAGTTTGGATGAGAGAAAAAGGCTACACAATGACCGAAGGTGCAAAGCGTAGTTACTATCTGCACGAACACTATCATGAACTAGAAGAAAAAGATTCTAAAAAGATTGTCAAACAATTTAACGAGTCTGCTGCGATTGGATTCTTGCCAGCATTGCGTGATAGTGCTCACTATGTTAAACGCTTGCATGAGAAACACGGGTACACATTCCGAGTTATCACTAGCTTGAGTCTAGATAAAAACGCAGGCAAGTTACGTGAAATGAACCTACACAAGATATTTGGTAATGCCATTGAGTCAGTTATTTGTTTAGACACAGGTGCAGACAAAGACGAAGCACTTGCTCCATACAAAGACAGCGGCATGTGGTGGATCGAAGATAAACCTGAAAATGCAGATGTTGGATATAATTTAGGACTAAACAGTATCCTAATAGAACATGGTCATAACATGTACCATAAACCGTCCTACCCTGTTGTTAAGAATTGGCAAGAGATTTATAAACTTATTACATCCAAATAAAAAGCCCCGAAAGGGGCTTTTTGTATTAATGCTCACTTCCAGGATTCCCGGTAGCGAATCGGGCCGTCCCGCGCCAGCAGCCGGCGCACACTTGATAATAACCATAAGGTCCTAAGGTAGTGTGTTCTTATTGTTCTTCCTCTTGTTGGAGTTCGAACGTAAAGTCGTTGAGATCTAAATTAGGATGACGTGCTAGAAGTTTTTCTTTTACATCGGCTTTGTTGTCACCTTGTATGCGAGCAACTCTACCAGACTCTGTATGAGTAACTACCCATGTGCCTGCTCCGTCAACTTCGTCAGTGGCTGTCGGTTCTGGAGCATCACTGTTTGCTGCCTGTGGATACTTGCTCTTGATCATATCGATCTCATGTGCAACATCGTATCCAACACCGCCGGTAATTGACTTTGACTGTTCATTAATTTCAGCTGAGTTAGCTTGGATTGCGGCAATGATCTTTTTCATTAGTCCCGGAAACAGTTGTGCAAACCGTTCGTCATTATAGGATCTATCGTGCCTGCGGTCTTGATCGCCTCGTACAATTTGATTAGTTGCTGCATGGAATTGCCATTTGCCGTCAACTGAATCAATGTTTGCTTTGTCTGTGATGTTAACGATCATGCCGTTTGGAGCATAGCGTTCAAACCAATCATGTCCACTTGACGAACTAGTACAGAAGTTAGGAATATATCCTTCGCCTCTGTCATTTGAATAGCAAGAACCAAAGTTAAATGGAACCATTACTCGAAAACGTTCGTCGTCAATGACGTTAATTTGTTTTGCTTCGCGCTTTAATTTTTCAATCTTTTCAGCATCTTTGATACGAGATAGTTTATCTCGATAGTCTCTATCATTACGAATACGTTGTAGTTGTTTAATGCTTTTGAACTTGTTGAAGTCTTGATCAGCTGGCTTTAATAAGCCGCGAGTGCTTAGTGCTTTCCATACGCCAAGTGCATCACCGCCTTCGCCGTTGATATCTTCGTAGTCAGCAACACCATTGATGTATTGACGTAGTAACCACTCATCAAACTTGCTGTCTGCGCTTAGGTCGCCGTAGTCGTTTTGACTTAGTGTGTCGTCAATCAACTTGCCCCATAGTTTAACCACAGCTTCATCTTCTGGGTTTGGACCTAGTTGTGCAATTAAATGCCTTGGTATAGTACTGTCGTGTGTAAAAGCAATTCTAAGCTGTTTCATAGCCTTAGGATCTTTTACTCTAGCAGCAATATTTGATTCTCTGAGCTGCTTGATTGATGGGTCTAAATGATCTAGTTTCATCCTGAAATCAAACTCCTCTTAAAGAATGCTAGGACTGTCCCTAGTTTTTTTGTATCACCGGTGGCAATATCGTTTAATAATTTTTTAGGACCAGCTTCGTTATTACTGCTATAATTTCTACCATAATTCTTTCTAATTTCGCCGGTGTCGTCTGGATAATAATGATGTGCTGCCATTAGAATACCAAGGTTTACTGAATTCTCAATAAAGTCTGGAGTGCCTGAACCTTGTTCAACTTGATCAATGCCGCTTTCTAATTGTTCTAACTGCGATAGTTTTTTCTTGGCTTTTTCAAATGCATCGTTCTTGATCATTGTAACAACAATGCCCTTGATATCAGCGTGTGCTGCGGTCATTGCTCTTAGCCACATTGGCTTAAACTTTTCCATTAGCGCATATTTGTCCATGCCCTTGCCTTGTGCTACGGCATTTCTTTCTTTGCGATCGCCTTGTTTTGTTCTAACTGCGTTAGTAGCTGCACCTGCATAGAAGCTACGAAGTCCGCCAATCTTACCTTTAAGAAAATCTAAGATGTTGCCACCTCGATCGTTGCTGAATTCTTCTACACCTTGACCTGTGCTGGCAAATGCCTTGTAAGCGCCGCTGGTTGCTTTGATTGCCCCAACGCCCTTGTCACCTTTGATAATAACCCACTTACCATAGGAGCTGTCTTTTAATTCACTCCAAGAAATCTTACCAATGTCTTGATATGATTGATCGTGTTCTAAGCCAACGGTGTGTAATTTCTTTACTACTTCTTGTCCGCCCGGCACAGATCTAACCATGTCCATGGCAGTACTCGATTCAGCAATGATAGATTCACAAAGGGCTGCAAATTCTGTATATACTTGTTTTGTCATAATTGATATTTATCGTTCAAGTCTACGCTGGTTGGCTGTCTGGATACTATCCTGCTCTGGCCAGCTATAAATGTAGTTACCAAACTGATCACGAACTAATAACCAACGAATACCTGCTGCTGAGTATTGTTTAATGTCTGCTGTGTAACCGGGAATACTGTTATCAAAGTCAATGTCGCCTGTGGCCACATCGTCTGCGTTGGCTCTTAGCCAACTTGCCACTGCATTAACTTCAGCTGTGGAGTTAGGACCTTGTCCGTTGACATTGCCAATCATTTGAATGTCATTGGTATTGGTGCTTGTGAAACTACGGAATAATTGTTTACCTAGTGTGCGAATAGCACGACTCATGTTGCCAGGTAAGTTGCTGACCTTGTGCCAATCAGGATTACTTGTACCTGCTGCTTGAAGAGCCTGTCCTGCTACTGCTGGTAAATTGTCTGTGGTCACATCAGTGGTCAAGTCAGTGCCCATCTCTGGTTCTGGATAACCATCATCCTCATCATCAGTTTCGATATCGCGCATACGATTGAGCATGTTGCGCATGTCGTCACTGGGTGTAATTCTACCTGCGGCTCTTTGTGTGTCACCTTGACTGGCTGTACGGCCTCTCGGATCATCGCGTTGCGGTTCGTCACGTGGACGATCTTGTTCTGGCTCTGGTCTAGTAGTTAATGGCTGATCAGCCTTAGGAGCAAATAGATCATCAAGACCGGACCAATCGTCCTCTTTGTCTTTGGTTGGTTTTGAACGCTTGGGCTCGTCATCCGCGGCCTGTTGCGGACGAGTTGCTTCTTTTAGATAATCTCTAAAGGATTTCATTGTAGGCTGCTCCACAGTGTTAGATCAACTGGATCTGTTTCAATGTGTTGTAACTGTGCTGGAAGCTGCGGGTGAAAGTTTAAACCTGTATACTTTTCGATAGTTGCAACATTGACTGCATACTTTGGTAAGTCTTTAACTGGTAGCGGAGCATTAGGAAACATAAATGCAATGGCCTTTGCTGACTTACGATCAACAATAACTTTCCACATGTGTGTCGGAATACCTACACGACCCTGCCCAATTGTTTGATAGCCTTGGCTATAAACTGTGCCAGTAACAACATAAATGTCTTTGCCTTCTAGGACCCAGTTACGAACTGCTGTTTCTAGTTGTTTCCAAATACCACGATTGTGATTAGGAACTTGCGGAACCATGTTGCTTAAGAAAAAGCTTTCGCTCATTATGGCGTCGTTCTGAGTGTTGTCAGCGCCCGGACTAAGGTGTCCGCGGTCATATGGAAACCCAGCGTAATCTGCCAGTGTCGATTGATGTTGCTTTGGTATACTGGGATCAGGCCTAAAGTCATCTTTTCTTTTTGCTGGACCGGTAATACTTTCTCTTGTGATGTGTTCAAGTACATACTCTGCTGTCTTTGTATCATATCTGTAGTGGATGGCATAGTTTTGTTTACAAAGATACTGCGTGGTACCCGGCTGTAATTGACTTACAGGGGCGCCACGCAGGGCAAATTGCGGACATGCATCATCGATTGGATTTGCTAGTGCTAGTGTTGATACTAAGAGTGTTGCTATTACTACGTAAATTTTATTCATATTATTCCCATATAACCATTTTAAAGCGTTCTTTACTGATTCCAAAGTAGTTACACTTCCAATCGCTTTGTGCGAAGAAATCCAAGTGATGCCATTCGTGTTTGTATTTAAGCAAATATGCTGCCGCTTCGTTCCAATCGATCGCTGCTAGTATGGGCTCAATTGATTCTTTAACTGCGCATATTTCTTCGTAGTTAAATCCATCGTATTCCCAATGCAGGACTTCAAATGCGTTGCCCTTGCGATCTACATAGTCCATGCTAAAGTCTAAACCCCACTTTGGACGCATTGCTATTAGTTTATGCATTAGTGGTAAAGATTTAGCCCAGTACTGCAATTGTTCTAGGGCAGCACCATTGTAGGCTTTACGTTCAAATAATAGACTGTGATTAAGAATAGCGCCTTCATTGGGCGGCTGTTTTTGTATAAACCAATCATACTTTAGGGCATGAATGTGATCGCGATGTGATTTAGGTTTAGCAAAGTTGCTGTAGGCAAAATGCTTTTCTAATTGTGTTAGGTCGTAGCCGTTTTGATCAAATAACGTTAGGTCTTCGGCTGTGGGGATGTACAGTATCTTTTCTACGGGGTTAGACCAATAACCATTAGTGTCCAGCTGATTATTAGTCAGTGTGACCATTTTATTTTACAATAGGTCCACCAGTGATCCATAGTTGGCAACTACGTGTACCGGCGCATTTAAAATGCAACAAATTGCAGTAGCCTAGATCAGCAGCTTCACGAGTCTTTTCGGCTTCATAGGCTTCCTTACCCATGCCATCTTCCATGCACTTGTACATAGCATCTGTGATATTAAAAGCTGCACAGTTGGCACACTGCATGGTCTTAGCGGTCTTTTCGTCAATGCCCCATTGCTTGGCTGCGACTTTCCAATATGAGCCTGGCTCATCAGGATTGGCAGGACCGTAGTGATGCTTGTCTATGGCCGTTTGTCTATTTTTAACATTCACGTCTAAGTCGTGTGTGGCAATAGGACAGCCTTTGTTGGCTGCTTCTACGATGTTGATATATTTTCTGTACATGTTGTTTATGCAGACGTTGTCCAAGGACGGCCTTGTACTAGACCACCCGAGTTGGCATTATCAACTATGGTATTGTCATCGTATTGTGTAGGCAACTGTGTGATATCGTAGGTTGCTCTAGCATTACCTACCGCAGCACGATTTGTAGCTGCTAGATCTAGTTTAGCCTTTTGTTTAAGTTCTTTTGTTGCCAGTGTTGATATTCCGTTTGCGGCCATTATTTGTCTCCGATATGATATTTAGTTAAATACTCGACTATGATAAACAAAGAACCTTTTAAACATCTAATCAAAGATCTTAAAGACTCGGGCAAATATCGCGTTTTTAACGATATCATCCGTGAGCGCGGCGATTTTCCAAGAGCAATCTGGTACGGTCCTTATAATATTAAAACTATAACAAATTGGTGCAGCAACGACTACTTGGGCATGGGTCAGCACAAAGTTGTTCTAGATGCCATGCACACTGCCCTAGACATGACTGGTGCGGGTTCAGGTGGTACTCGCAACATTGCAGGCACTAGTCATTATCACGTAGCCCTGGAGCATGAGCTTGCCATGCTACACAGCAAACCAAAGGCATTGTTATTCAGTTCGGCTTATGTGGCCAACGAATGGACATTAATTGCATTATCTAAAATAATTCCTAACATACAGTTTATCTCAGACGAAAACAATCATAACAGTTTGATTGTAGGTATTAGCCATAGTCGTGCGGCCAAGTCAATCTTTAAACACAACGACATGCAAGACCTAGAAGACAAGTTAAGCAATGCTCAACTTGTTGGACATACTCCTTGCATTGTCTTTGAAAGTGTTTACTCCATGGACGGCGACGTTGGTAAGATACGAGAGATTTGTGATCTAGCGGACAGATACGGTGCCATCACATACATCGACGAAGTACATGCGGTAGGACTTTATGGAACCCACGGTGGTGGGAAAGTTGAAGAGCTAGGGCTAGAATCTCGTATTGACATAGTCAATGGTACATTAGGGAAAGCCTATGGAGTCCAAGGCGGCTATATTGCTGCTGATGCAGATGTAGTTGATGCCATTCGTTCTGTTGCCGCTGGATTTATATTCACCACGAGTATGAGTCCAGTGAGTTGTGCCGGTGCACTTGCTGCTGTTAAGTATCTCAAAGAACACAACGAACTTAGGGATCAACATCAAGAACGTTCTCGTAAGCTCAAACATCGTTTAACCAAAGCAGGTATTCCTGTCATGGAATGTTCAACTACTCACATTGTTCCTGTGTTTGTAGGCAATGCCAAGAAAGCCAAGGCCATGAGTGACACTCTGTTAAACGAGCATAACATCTACGTACAGGCCATTAACTATCCTACGGTTGATGTGGGAACGGAGCGGTTACGTTTTGCACCTACTCCGTTTCATGACGATGGGATGATCGAAAATCTAATCGTTGCGCTTAAGGCCGTTTATCAATAATCTTATCAGCAAGGCCGTATTCAACGGCTTCTGCTGAACTTAAGAACGTATCAAACTTCATAGTATCAAATAATTCTTCGTAGGTCTTGCCTGCTGTGTTATGACGCACATACAATTGTGTTAATCGTTCGTTGATGCGTTTGCTTTCTTCAAAGCTACGTTTAGCATCTTCAAACTGTAGATCTTGTACGTGAACACTTCCACTAGTACCACGTGTACCAGAACTAACACGATGGATCATTGTACGTGCTTCTGGCAACACAAAGCGTTTGCCCTTGGCTCCTGCTTGTGATAGAAACGAACCCATGCTACAGGCCTGTCCCATAACGTAAGTTGACACATCACATTTAATAAATTGCATGGTATCGTAGATAGCTAGGCCAGATGTGACTGTGCCGCCTGGACTATTAATAAACAAACTAATGTCTTTGGTTGCGTCTTCCGACTCAAGGAATAATAGTTGAGCAACAATAGTATTGGCCATCATATCTTCCACAGGACCATTTAGCATCACAATGCGCTCTTTCAACAAGCGACTGTAGATATCATAGGCACGTTCGCCTTTACTTGTGGACTCAACCACCATTGGGATTAAACTCATTTACTTTCCTTTACTTTGATTAAAATTTGCAATTTGAGCAGTTGCCCACTCTACCACATCTGTCTTAGGATCAAACCCTAATGCTCTTAGTTTAGATATATCCGCTAGTGTGGATTGTACCTGTCCTATTCTATCCGATACCTTAATCTGATTTAGACTGATAGCATCGGCTATCTGCTTTATACCAGTGGAGGTGCCTGAACCTAAATTATACACTCTATCACGCTCGCCGTGTTCTATTAATAATCCAATTCCTACTACTGCATCACTGGCACAGAGAAAGTCTCGTGTCTGCTCTCCGTTGCCGTGAAGTAACAACGGGTCGCCTTCAACATGGCACTTAAAGAATTTAGGTATCATCAATGCTTTGGCACTGTAGTCCATGTACTTGCCGTACATAGTAAATGGGCGGACAATGATTAGTTCTGTGATCCAAGCCTTTTGGCTTTGAACACGGAGAGCCCATTCTGCGCCTAGCTTGCTGACTGCATAAGGACTGCTAGGAACTAGTGGACCGTCTTCTGTTTGTACGGTCTGGCCATTGTTGCCGTAGACAGAGCTGCTGCTAATATAGATAAACTTCTTGACCTTCTTGGCCTGACACAGCTCAAAGAATCTGTGAGTGCTAGTTATGTTAGTAAGATAGTATTCCGAATACGTTAACCAACTAGGATCAATACGAGCCTTGTTGGCACAATGTATTACAACATCAACTCCTTCTAGCAGATTACCTAGGACAGCATGATCGGTGTCAATGTCTGCATACGTTATGTTGGCAGTGTTACGAGGCTCTAGTTGTTGATGTGTCCACTTATCGGGATGTTGATCTGTTAGGATCAGATCGCAGGTGTTTTGCAAATAGTCTGTTAAATTTCTACCCAAAAAGCCTGCTGCTCCGGTGATCAATATTTTGCTCATACGTGTATTTTATACAGATAGAGCTTGCGTGTCAAGTAAAAAGGCAGTATAGTAATCGCTTAAATAGTCTTTGTAACCAATAGAAACAAAATGTCAGATACACTAATTTTAAACGCTGATGCTCAACCAGTGAGCCTACTACCATTATCCACGGTCAACTGGCAAGAAGCAATTCGATATATGGTCTTAGAGAAGGCTAGGGTCCTCGAGTGGCACGAAGACTGGATTGTCCATTCAGCAACTTGGGAAACGCGAGTTCCGGCTATTTTAATCCTAAATGATTACTATAAAAAGAAACCCATTGTTCGTTTAACAAAACGAAACGTGTTCTTGCGAGACCGGTACACCTGCCAATACTGCGGTGTCACTTGCAAAGACGACACAGCTACCCTTGATCACGTTCATCCTGTTAGTCAGGGTGGTAAGAGTTCATGGCTCAATTTAACTACCGCATGTAAACCCTGTAACTATAGGAAAGCAGCTACAACTAAGTTGAAGCCAAAAACCATTCCTTACAAGCCAGACTACTATGAACTTGCTGAGAAGCGCCGTGACAAGGGCTTCCACTTAGGTCATCCAAGTTGGGCTGATTATTTGGGCAAGTAACCACGGTTGACTCCTGGACTGTTTGATCGTATAATATAGATTAATCAACAGTTAGGAGTGACCGTGCGTACACAACCCGAAGCAATCATTGCTAAATTAGAAGCAGACAATAGTCGCTTAGCCAAAGAACAAATCATTGCTGATGCTATGACCGAAGGACTAGATGAGTTCTTCGAAGGTCTACGCATGGCCACTGACAAACTATATACGTTTGGTGTCAAGCAGGTCCCTACTAAAGAAACATCAGACGGACAGGGACTTCCATGGGTTGGCTTCAAACAATTAGCTGAAAGCCTCTACCGTCGTCAACTAACTGGACACGCTGCTCGTGATGCTATTTTGTTAGCCATGAGCGTTGCTACCAAAGAACAATGGAACGGCTTCTATCGTCGTATCCTTATCAAAGACATGCGAGCAGGCTTTGGTGAAAGCACTATTAATACAGTTGCCAAGAAACTAAAGATGCCACAGTACTCTGTACCTGTGTTCGAATGTATGCTGGCACATGACGGTGCCAAGCACGAAAAGAAGATTGCGGGCAAGAAGATCCTGCAAAAGAAACTAGACGGTGTGCGTTGTTTGACTGTTGTGGACTTTGAATCACGTACAGTTGTCATGTACACACGCAACGGCAAAGAGCTTGTTAACTTCCCGCACATCACTGCATATCTTGAAACACAGTTAGACAACTTTGCACGTAGCTATGTCATTGACGGTGAAATTATGAGCAATAGCTTTCAAGAGCTAATGACTCAGGTACATCGCAAAGACAACGTAGAAGCCAGCGATGCTGTGCTTAACATCTTTGATATCATTCCACTTGCTGAGTTCAAAGAAGGTGTTAGCTCTATGGGCCAACGTCGACGTTTAAACTTTATCAAGACTAACTTCAATAACATCATCGAAGACAGCGGCTGTATGTTGCTGGTGCCGTGGATCGAAGTTGATCTTGAAACAATGGTTGGTAAAGTTGAATTTCAAGACTTCAACAAGCAAATGGTTGAAGCAGGCTACGAAGGCATTATGATCAAGGATGTTGATGCTCCTTATGAGTGCAAACGTTCATCGAGTTGGCTCAAACAAAAGCCGTTCATCGAAGTAAGTCTAGCAGTGGTAGCCATTGAAGAAGGCACAGGCAAGAACGTAGGCAAGTTGGGTGCATTTATCTGTGAGGGCGAAGACGATGGCAAGAAGATTCGTGTTAACGTAGGTTCTGGTTTTACGGATACGGATCGTGATGAGTTTTGGGCTTCAAAAGATCAAATCATTGGTCAAGTTGTAGAAGTCCGAGCAGATGCAACTACTCAGAGTCAAGACAGTGAAGAAGTATGGTCGTTGCGTTTCCCTAGGTTCTTAAGATTTCGTGGATTTGCGAAAGGTGAAAAAATCTAAGATGAAAGAAGTAATAAACTTTATTGTGTGGCAATGGAACAAATGGGAGTTCTGGCAGAAATGCTTTATCTGCTCATGTTCATTTATTGGTGCTAGTATTGTTGCACCTCCACCCTATGCACAGTTTTTAGGCATGATCCCTATGGGGGTAGTTTTTGTATTCACTTTTAAATGGTGGGTATGGGACGGTGCTAAAGAACAGTGGATCAAATATAAAACAGAAAAACAAAAACTGTTTACAACTATCAAAGACAGCGAAAAGGTTTAAAGCCAGTTCGCTACTGTTTGATCGGCTGCAAAGGTAATTGAATCCACCCAGAGGTCTTCTTCTTCGCGGTCAGCTAACCAATCTGGATCTGGCTTGTGTAGTAACAGCCAACTAGCATCATGATTCCAAGGATAGTCACCTTTGATTTCATTCTGTAGCTGATCCATGCCCCACGCTGCAAAACCGTAGAAGATTCTAAAGCGATCTGGAATATGTCCTAGCTTAATAGCTTCAAACATATTCTTATGGCTGGTCATTGCCCAATCTTGATTGATAGGCATAGTTTGTTCAAGACCCCAACCAGAGTCATGAAGCATCCAAACTGTATTTGGATTAACAGGTCCGCCCCAGAATAACGGATAATCTACATCAAGAGAATATCCAGTATCTTCGATTAAAGTATTAACACCGTGGTTGGTTCTTCTATTTAGAACAAACCCTTGGCTTCCGTGTTCATTGACTTTGGTCATCAATATAACACACTTCTTAAATCTAGGGTCTTTCATGTTTGGGGGTGCAATAATAGCATCCCCGGAGTTTAATACTATTTTGATATCCATGTGTTTCGCTAATTAGCCAGTACGTGTTGGGCTTATAGGTCCACCGTACTTGGTACTCTTAAGTTTGCTGCCACGTAGGCTTTTACGCTCGCGGCCGATGAGTTGACTTTTGCCTGTGTCTCTGGATCTGTAACCCTGTGCTTTACAGCTGGCAAGGTTGCTGGCGCCTAATGATGAGTCTGGACGGCCCGATGTGCATAGTTTGCGACTTGCTGGTGCTTCGTCAACTTCTATGTCTTGTTGTATGACTTCAGATATTTTCATAATGTTTTTATTTACTTTAAACTACGGCCAAGGCAAAATTTGCTGCTGCTACTACTAATCTAAATGTTTGTTCGTCATTGCTGCATTCTTGTGCTACACGGATATCACGTATTTCTTGTAATAGATAATTGCGTTCGTCGACGCTGATGTTGCCTAGTTGACACTGTTCTACTATTGATTGTATCTCTACTTCTAATGGATGCATCATCTACCCTCCCAGGCTGTTCTAGCCACTGCTAATCGTTGCGCTGCTGTTTTCTTGCCTAGCTCGCAGAACATCTTACTACCGCCCTGACTCATCTTCTTGGCATGATCTGCTAGCCCACGCATGTTCACTGCCTGCGGATCCTTGCGGAACTCTGCTAGCTGTGCTAGGTGTTCGGTGGGCTTGACTGTGGTAATCCACCCACGGCCTGCATCTGTACAGTCTACATCAGTGACAGCCATGTTGGCTTCTACCCAACGATCAACTAACACAGGATCATGTGCTCTGGGCCACATCTGTTTGACTTTGTCTACAGTGGCACAGCCTGTTAATGCTAGAACTAAGAATAGGGCAGCAATTGTCTTCATAGTAGTATTTATGGATTTTCCAAATTACTCAGTCGTTGTTCAAGAGAGTCTAATCTATCACAGACTGTGTGTAGACTCTTAATCAAGGGGGCTATAAACTCTTCGTAGCGTAGATACTGACGACTGGCAGGATCATCTTTGTCGTCTAGGCCCCAGCCTGCCCAATCTGTGATGCCTGCACGATCAAGGGCTGCTTTGACCTGTTGGGCCAGCAGGCCAGCGTGATCACGAACCCCTGCCACTGGTATGGCTCTTGGGCGTTGCATTAGTGGATCACCCGGGCCCGGAACATAGTTGGGGTCAGGACTCCATGTAGGGTCTTCAATGTTAGCTGCTACCCGTAGTTTAAAGAACTTAGGGTCTAGGTCTAGAATAAAGTCCAGGCCCAAGGGGCAGTCAACAATGTCTGTTTTACTGCGCTCGTCGGAGGTATTGATAGTAGCACTAGACGAGTATATCTGCCCCCATTTAAAGTTTGGGCTACCCAGGGTACGACTTACATCCACTGCGCAACGGAAGTCAGCAAGGTTAAATTCGTAGGCTGCAACACCCCCATTATTGGCTATGACAGTGCTGGCACCCACAGCAGCACCTATGGTTAATTTGGCACCCGAGGCCAGAGGAGTAACAATAATATTGCTGTTGCCCGAATCTTGTCTTATAGATGAACCCGCCACAAAGGTAAAGGTGTTACTGATAATACCCCCAGTGAATGTCTTCTCACCTGTCAGCGTCTGGGTGCCAGCTAGGGTAACATCACCTAGGGTAGTGGCCAGAGCGTCAGCAGCATTGACCCACTTACTGGTAGCAGTGTCATACTTTAACACCTGCCCATTGGTTGGCGTGGTAATAGCTACATCAGTTAGCCCAGTAATGGCTGTGGCTGTGGCTGTGGCGTCTGTGCCATTGACCCACTTGCCTGTGGCTGAGTTGTATTTCAAGACCTGACCATTGGCCAGGGTACCTAGTTGAATATCAGTTAGAGCACTTAATAAATTACTACCGCCCCCAACTCCTCCGGCGTCAGCGCCATTGGCCCAATTAGTGCCAGTGTACTTGAGTACCTGCCCTACTGTGGGCGATGTAATGGCAACGTCAGCAAGATCATCTAAGAGGCTGACTGCTGTTTGGGTGTTGATAAAGGGCTGTATAAAGTCAGTGAAGATGCTGGCCTTGAGTGCTTCTACACTGTCCACTGCCAGGGTTATGGTAGGAGTAACTGCCGGAACATCTTGGTCGACCACAGTGGTATCTACTATGGTAACCAAGTCATTGAGCACAGGTTCAGTGGTACTGGTGCTGACCTTGAGTGCTTCTACACTGTCCACTGCCAGGGTTATAGTGGGAGTGACTGCCGGAACATCTTCGTCAACCGCAGCGGTATCTACTATGGTAACCAAGTCGTTGAGCACAGGTTCAGTGGTGCTGGCCGCATCTAGAACATCAGTGAGCCTACGAGCCACAGGGTTAACTGTGCTGCGACGGGCCACCGAGCCTGTGAGACTATCTGGGTTTTGACTTACATAAGTGGTGAATTGATCTAAAGGATTTGCCATACACATATTTACTCACATTTGCAGCCTGGGGTAATATTAGCAGATAATTATTTGTTTACATGGACGACTACAGTTAAGACACCGTAACCATATGACCTTTGAAAACCCTAAATTTACGCCAACCTGCAATAAGTCAGGTGAAGTTCGCAAAGCCCACTACAAGAATCTAAACCTAGCTGTGTTACAGCATTGGTACATGGGCAATCCCCATACAGAACTCCAGTGCCTACTAACAGCCAGCCCAGGTTGGGTCAATGTTCCCAACATAGTAACAGGGGACACCAGCCTAAGATTCCGCTTGGACTTTAATCACATACGCCAACAGAACCGTTTCTTATTGGGCTTGACCAAGACCAAAAGTCCGGGCATGAGCGTGGATAAAACCCGTGATCCCTCAGCAATATTCCGCAGCACAGATCTCAGCAAGGCTGATCGCCGAATGCAGCTCTTAGAGTTCATGTGCTGCATGCCTGTCAGCATGGAATATCACAAGTATGTCACACAGGATTCTAGCCTACATCACGTCAGCCTAGCAGACTTCCCCGCAGAATCTTGGCCATGGGGCCTGCGGAGCCAAGCAAATTTTGACGATTTCCAGAACCATTATTGGGGAAGAGTGTTGGTCAACTACGCAGATTTTGTCACCATGTTGCATGATCCCTTGGCAGCACCCTTCTACACACAGTTCCAGATCTAAAAGCCGATAAATATCCCAAAGGGGATATACTATGGCATCAACTGTGACTATCAAACAACGTGTGAGCTTGGAAAACAGAGGGCGTACTCTTAGAGTCTCACAGACGCAAAATGGCCAGACACGCAGCCAAGAGATCACTCTAAAAGAACCTGTGCGTAACCTCAAGCAACTGCATACCATCACTGACCTTGCAGGTAATTGGCCCAAGACAGAAATCTCAGCGCCAGCAGATGTTATTATTACCCGGGGTGAAGACGTTGAATAAAGCCTTTACAGAAACCAAATACACGACACCCGCAGTGGTTAATCTCACACGCCAGCAGATCCTAGCCATGTATGAAATGACTAAGAGCTTTGAAAACATCAACGACTTTGAACTGCATATCAGCCAAGAAGCTACTACACTTCGCTTTAGCTTGAATCTAGATCACGCTACTAGAACACAAGTAGACACCAATATCACCTAAATGACCATAGAACAACTCCTAGAAGATGACTTATACTACATAGCCGCATTGATAGTAGTGTGTGCTAATAGCTTTGGTCTAGGACTTGTTATAGGTTGGATTATCACTATATAAAACCCTAGTAGTACACAGACCCCTGTGTGCATAGCTAGTATAGACTCATGCGCAGAGTCTACATTACACAACTACAACTACATGTACTCTCGACATAGTAGTAAGAATGCTATAGAGAGGGAGTCTACACACATATACACATAGTATAAGAACACTGTGGGGGTAGACAATAGACCCCGCTGTTAGTGATATGAATATACACATAGTAGTGAGTTTTTCATATCAGTGTAAAGAACCATTTTAGTAGTGCCTCTCATTCCACCGTGAACGACACAGTAATATACCCTGTTTTTACAAATCCCTGGCCTTGATTATGACTCGTTTGATGGCATTTCCCACCGTTGTAGAGGCCTAGCGCCTATGGTTTTCCCCATGGTTTCTCAGGTATAAACAGTTTACCTACAGTGATCACAGTGGGGGAGATTCGTTTCCATAGCAGCGATCTAAGACTATGCTTCTAGAATAGACCCCGCTGCTAGGGTTGTAGTAGTGTGTGTATACACTATATGACTACTATGTGCGTATGTGTGTGTTGTATGCGTACTACAGTAGATTCATGACTATGTGTGTATTGGTTGACAGCGTGTAAATATCAGTTTATACTACTATTATGCCTAGGCCTTACATGAAGATCATTGTCATCTCCCTGCTCTTTGTGGGGTCGAACTACCTTAGCTATGATCTAGGCTATGTAGACGGGGTTCGTGACATCATACACAACATCAGAGAGCTGCAAGAAGAGATACAACACCAGCGCAGCATAGACCCCGCTGTTAAGAGGAATATCATATGACCCTTCCTGACGAAAGATATCGTGCAGTGCGTGAAACTAGGCGGTTCCTACAAAGCTTGTGCAGCAGTAGTGCAACGCCCGGGATACCCAAAGTCATACGTAGTCAAGCTTTAGGGCTGCTGCGTCACTATCCCGCTGACTGGGATCTAGAACTCTTAGCTGCTGCTGCACCTGAGATACTTGCGCAGCGATTGGATCCCGTCACAGAGTTTGTGGTCAGCAAGAGCCGAGCAGAAGAACAGACTAAGCCAAAATAGTTGCAGCCCTAGAGAAAAGGTGTTATACTATGCGTAGTCGGGCTTGTAGCTTAATGGTAAAGCAGTCGACTCATAATCGATTGAGTGGGAGTTCAATTCTC